CTCCTGCGCTGAATGAGTACTTTTTAGTTTCTCGCGCGGCCGTTTTGAGGCGGCGAGAACTACAGTACGGCGTCAAGGCACAGAAAATCAAAGCGAATAGGAAACAAAGGGCCACACAATGCGCCGCGCATGGCATGAGGGCGCGTCAATAGCCCATTAAGCGGGGATAATCGCGCACGGTGTAGTCAATCGCGCCCGTGTCAGTGTAGTGCCGATAGACCCCGCGCTTTTCAAGTGCTGATTTTGTTGCATGGCATGAGGTGCAAAGCGATTGAAAGCGGTTTACTTTAAAAGCGTGAGCGCCTACCGCTTGCCATGAGATAACGTGGTCAACATCTGAGGCACTGACAATTAGGCCGCGCAACTTGCAACATGCACAAAGCGGGGCGCGTGATAACTGCGCTTGTCTTATGAGTTCCCATGCGCGGGTCTTATAAGGTGTATTAAATGCGCGGCGCTCAGATGTAAGCACCACGGGTGGGGCATGCTCTATGCAAAGACTTGAACCTTTGACTGTGGGCGCTTTGCAGTTATATAAAGCGCATTGTGGGCGCGGCATTGTAGGCATGACCGCATTGTAAAAGCACTGTATAAAAAAACATTAGGGTTTAAATCCTCAAAACCTAGGGTTTTCCCTAGCATAATTTTCTGTGCATAAGCATTATATTCCGTACATGCCTTGAATGTATCGGGGCTTTTTTGGAGTAAGACAAGATGAAACACCACCAACACCACCAACACTACACGCCCGAACCTATCGAGCGCATGGGGCCATTGTGGGACATTCTCACCATCTGCGCGATAGCGGGGGCCTTGACCGTATGCGCTCTCGCTTACTTTGATATTTTGACCTACTAACCCACAAAGGATAAGACAATGAAAACCGAATTACAAAACCATGTTGACTCAATCGCGGCGAATCTGACAAGTCCCCCTGATGAGTGGAACGAAGGCCGCGACATTGAAAACGAAGGCGAATTTGGCGCTTTCGACTATTTGCAAGACTCGCTGGACATTGAATATATCGTCAACAGTAAACGCGAATATTTAGGCGCAAGAGTGCTCGTCGCTTTCGGTGGTCCTAATATTTGGGTGGACACAAAGCGCGGCATTGTGGAGGGTTTTTGGTGGGGTGACTATGCGAAAGCCTCATTTTCTGATGGCTTAGGGCTTGACGAAGCATTGTCTACCCTTTGGGAGTGCTGAACATGGGATATATCGACTCTCAATTATTTAGGGCTATTCCCCTCCCATTGACTGAGGCGAATACCTCAGAGGATAAAAACGGCCAAATTCGCCTGCAAGTAAGAACAAAGCACGGCGCGACAAATTGGCTAAACGTCTCCCCGTCTCAGATGCGGGAAATTGAAACAATACTCAACAAAACAGAGGTGCAAGCATGAAAACCGAAATTTTGACACTTCCTGCTCATTGGGCTTGTGCTCTTATCAATGGCGACTTTTCAGGGCTTGAGGAAAGCGAAGCACAAGAGCTTGAAGCATGGCAAAGCGCCGCAAGCGCTGAGGGCTTTGGGTTTTGCGTTGATGTAAGCGAAGAACCATTTTTTTCAAAATATCATGATGCAAGCGAATTTGTTTTGGCTTGCGACTGTTTAGACTTTACTTTTTAGGTTACACAATGAAAACCGACACTTTCCCAAAATTTCGCGCATACGTTTGCCCCGGTGACTCTATTGAGTGGAACGCTGAAGGGTTCGATTTTGTCGCGCGGGTAGAGTATGACAGTGACACAAAACCGACAAACTTTGATGGCTACAGTGAAGAGTCAATTGAAAGATGGCGCAATGATGAATGGTTTTATTGTGGCTTGATTGTCTCAGTATCAAAGAACGGGGTTTCATTGTCTGACCATGCCGCCTCTCTTTGGGGCATTGATTGCAACTACAGCCAAGACAATGATTATTTGTCGGAAATATCTCAAGACTTGCAAGACGAAGCAATAGAGGCGGCACGGGTTGAACTTGCACGAATTCGCCATGCTTTAGAGGTGACCGCATGAAAATTGAAGCACGTTTAGAACTATTCAACGGGGCATTGTCCCCCGTTCTTTTCTTTCCTGATGATGTAGAACCGGATAAAACCATCAGCGCATACAGTGAGCATGAGGGCCACGTGAGCGCCGCCCGTGCTTACATGAGGCAGTGTAAAAAGCCTAGTTCTGAGGCTGAATATCTCGCATGTTTTCAGGTTTTGCGCCGCTATTGTCAAAGGTCTGAAGCGTTTATAAAAGTCTAAGTTACCGCTAAACTATAAAGCGACAAAGCCTAGGGGCTTCACTGGAGACGGTGAGGCCCCTAGGCTTTTTTGCTTTGTGCTTTGTGCTTTGTGGGCGCTTTGTCGCCATGCGCGAGCATGAGCGCGAGTGCCTGAGCATGGGCGGCGGTTGACTTTGCGTGGTCTATTGGGGTAAGTGAAGCGGGGATTGTAGGCGCTTTGCATGTTCTACCCTAAAATGCCCCGCGCAGGGATTTAATGGCCGTTTTAAGCGGGTTTTTGGCCTTGACTGTAGGTTGTTATCGGTTTTGGCTTTGCGCGATTGTAGGCCGTTCTATGCGGTTCACTGGGTTAAAACACAGTAGAACCACTGACGTAAAACACAGTAGAACTAGGGTAAACCCTGATTGACCCCCCTAGAAAACCCTATACCCCTACTACGCACTTTTAAAAAAAAAATTTCAAGTCAAAAAATTGACTTGTCTGTCCAGCTTGGAAAGCATTTTTTCCGCAAGCCAGAATCCACGGGAAAAATTATTCTTCGACCTGTTTATTTTTTGGCGGATTCTGTACACGTTTCTCAGATGTGTACGCCAAATCAAACGTAATCAACAGATTGTTTTCGCCCTTGTAGCCATGGGCGTATGCCGCCCGTGCAACAGACAAAGCCTTGGCCTTGGTGTCAAACGGGCCTTTGCTACCCCAAAACCAACCTGATTGCTTTTTGTGCAAAGGCATTATTTCAACCGCTTCAGCTTGAAAATGGTGTGACGGCACAACTCAGCAATGCCATCCACAAGATTCTGAACTTCGCTGTCTTGCGGGAATCCGGGCTGTAAGCGCATTGACTTGACTTGGCCTTGGATGTACTCAACCAGCGCCAGCGGTGTTTCCCCCACAAAAAGTGCCTTCCCGTCCAGAATAATTTTTGACTCATCTTGGACGATGGCTTCAATCACTGTGTCGGTTAGCTCTGGCAGTTCAGTGTAGAACGTACCCATTGCTTCATGGGCGGCAAAGGAGCCGGGGCCTAGGGTATTCCAGTGGGACACATGGGCAGAGGCAGCGCCAAGCACCAGCATGGATGCAAACTCACTGACCACATCGGCTTGGGATTGTTTAACAGAGAATTTCATGGCTAATCCTTTGCTGTGATTTTACCCATATTGTCTCAGGAATGTATCGTTCTGTGGGGTGAGGAGCATTTTCAGGTATATCCACACACATGTACACAGCGGCAAACTGTCCACGTTTGGGTACTGCCCATCGGTCAATGTAGACACCCCATACGTTCTTGATTGTCTTGCCAAGGGTTTTGTAGTTGCAATCCATAAGCACGGCCATTTGCTGCAAGGTCAGGCCATCATCAGATGCCAACAGGAGGTCACGGATTGCTTGGTGACGGGAGAATTTCATCTTTTATTTCTTTGTAAACATCATCGTATAAACCAAGACGTTCATTTTCGTCATGGAGTTTTTGTAGAGCGTATTTGACTGCCATTTTTCTGGCATTAGATTCCATCTCAATACGGTTAAATTCCTCGTCTTCAGCAGTCATGGTTCTTGCTCCTTAATTTGTCTTCAATGGCTTTGGAAATTTCTTGAAATGAATACCAGCCCATGATGTTTTGCATTTCATACCAAGTTTTTTTCATTTCCTCTTCTGTCAGCCCTACCCATGTGCGCTGTGCGTCTTCATAACGAACCCAGTTACCATGTTCAGAAGGCTCCATTGACCCATCCATGTCAAGGTCAAACCGTGTAATTTCATTCATGTGTTCTTCTCCTTGAGTTGAATTGTTGAATGAGTTACCAACCCACCCCTTGCCGCTTGGACATTTAACATTTTTAACGTGACTTCACACAACCTCTCGTAAAAATGAGGCTGGTAATGTTTTAAATTGGTTCCTTTTTCAACAATGATGACCATACATTTATCAATTGCAATTTGTAGTTGTTGGCTGTTCATGTGTTCTTCTCCTTGAGCAACAATTCCGTTTCTTCAATCAATTGAATTGCAGTCCAATTTGGCGCATTTTTCACCAAAATAACTTTCAGTTTGTCGGAAAGCCCTATCCATGTGCGCTGTGGTGGGGTGGTGTAAACTGGAAAACACTGCTTGCAAGTGCTATCTGTCAGCACATCAAAGTGCCCATCATCCCGTTTGCATATCCACGCCACAGGCTCATCATTCGTTTCTTGCTGTGGTGGGGTGGTCATTTGCTCAAGCAGGAATGCGCCATCCAAAAACGCTCCGGTAAACTTTTTCGCCATGACCTGACATTCGGTGTAACGCCCAATAAACAATTGTTGGTTGCCATCGCCCGCAACAACAGCGAATCTGTAAAACATGCTGGCGTCAGAAGGCACAACTTTGTACCGCTTTTGCGCAACTTTTTCGATTGCTTCCCACGCCACAGGCTCTTGCACAGGTGCTGTCTGTGCCATGGCTTGCTTGATGGCGGTGATGGCTTGGTCAACCATTGTTTCGTCAAAGTATTGAGTTACTCCGTGGTATCCATTGTTTTCACCAGTTGATTCCAACGCCTCCAATGCAAGGCGTAATGCTTCGTCTTTAGTCATGTGTTCTCCTATCTGTCGTTTACGCCATCCAGTCATTTCTTGTTCCATTCACGGCAAAAAGCACGTTGTTTTAGGGATAGGTCAGGGCTAAACCCTGCAATTGAACACTCTGGGTGTTGACGAAATACCGTGTTGGCAGGAGGCGCAAACATTACAAACATGCTTGCCAAGTAAAAAGCCAACCCAACGACAAAGAGATAAACCATATCAGTCATGGAATTGCTCCTCCCATAATTTTTGGCCTTCCATGTCCAGCATGTTCAGCACATCGTCAGACAATATTGGCAAAACATCTATGCCTTGATAAATTACTTTGTCAACGTAAGTGTTGTAGATTCCGTGGTCATCACGGTCATACAGCCAATGAACGGTCACCACGGTTTGTTCAATTTGCGCGTCAAAAATCATTTGCTTACTCCTTTCATGTATTGTCTTGTGCTATTTCAATGTTGTGTATTAGGCAAAACCCTTAGGTAGTGGCACATCATCAGGCCACAGATTGCGCAATCTCATGACATGTACAGTCAAGTAATGTGCATCAAACCACATAGCCATGCGTTCTGCCTTTGACATGGCCGTGCCTTGGTCAAGTTCCATGTGGCATGAATGGCACAAACTTGCAATCATGTTGTCATCTGCCTTGATGCCACGACCCTTACCGCCGCCCCAATTGGTGTGCGCGGCCACGACTGTGCCGTCATCTGCAAAACAACACTGGCACGGTATCTGCCTAGCGTTCTCAAGCAGCTTTTTGCTCCTGATGTACTCATGCTTCGGATATTTCACTGTTTACTTTCTTAAACCATGACATAAACTCAACTGGGTTATACCAAGAGTTTTGTTTTTTGCCATTTGTATGTCTTATAACTATTTTTGGCGCATCTTTTCTTTTCAAAAAGCCCCTTAATTGCATATCTGTTACGCCATATTTTTTGTATATGTATTCAGACAATTCAAGATAAGTTCGACATGGTTTACGCGCTTTACCTTGACTAGTTCGTTTGGCAAAATCTGCCAGTGATTCATTGAATTTCAATTTCTACCCCATTGTTTGCTGCCCAATACAAAAGCCATTCAGTAAAACTGGTCGCCTGTTCCTTGGTAAACCTACGGCTTTGGTGTCCCAACTGGACTATTCTTTCGCCATCAATGCTTGGCATCACCTTGCTGATGGATGACATCTCGCCACTTTCATGCGCCCATTGGTCAATCAGAAACCGCTTCCACGACTCCTGTGTCCAGCGGCTACCGTGAAGCATGGCTTGCTTGGCAATCTGCCCGATGATGGCGTGATACATCTTTTCTTGGTCACGCGATTTCATGTCGGGTTTCATTTAATCACCCCAATCATGCGTAAAGCGGCTTCAGGGCCATCAACACGCACCAGCGTACCTCCAGTCCAATTTGCAAAGAAATCGTCTTGTAGGCTCGTAAAACGCTTTTTAGACCCATTTTTGACCTCGACCAAGAAAGTGTGGCCCTTGTAGCCCACCAACAGGTCAACGGGCAACCCAATAATCCAGACATAAGCGCCAGCGGCTCTCAAGGCGCTCACAATCTGTGCTTGGTTTGCGTCCACACGGGCGGCGTATCTCATTCTTCCCTTGCTTTCAGCATGGCATCTGCTACGGCATAAGCCACTTCAGCCAGTGTTTCAACACCACCCGAAAATTGTGCATTTTTACCGTTAAGAACAGAGTCCCAAATTTGAGCGCCTGTCAATGCTTGAGCCGCAAAGTAATCGCGCAAAGTCATACCAACTCTATGTTCATGTGGAAACGCTGGCAAATTTGCAATAAATTCTTGTTCAGTCATTCCAATTCTCCATTTCTCATCTTGTCCATGTATCCACGGATTCGGCCAACAGCGCCAATCCCGTAGGTCTTTTCAATCCATTCCATACGCACCTTGGTCAAAACACGCTGTTGGGTTGTTTCCCATGTGCGGAACAGCATCCTTGCTTCAGCCTGTTCAAGTTGCACACGGTCACCCTCATTGGATATAGTTTTTCTCGAATACGCCATTGGTGTTTACCCACAGTTTTTTATCCTTTGCGATTTTCTCAACTTGCACAAGGTACTGCAACACGGAATGGACTTGCGCTTTTGTCCAGCCAGTAATTTCGATAATCTCTTGGCGGCTCAGTGGGCCATGCTCCAACAGCTTCAAAAGTGCGTATGAACGAGTCATGCTGCTTTCCTCCGTAATGCTGCCAGCTTCTCAAGTGTCTCAAGGGACGGCGGCACAGCCTTTTTGTCGTCCTCCAAGATGCGCTTCAAAGCGGAATCCTGATTTGGTGGTGGCGGGGTGGTGGTGGTCACCACATCAAACTTGTTGACAAAGGCTTGCTTTTCATGAATCTCAAAAACATCTTGCCAACCAGAGGTAATTGACTTCTCAAGAACTGCCTTGATGTCTTGGCCTTTGGCTTTAAAAGAAGTCAGCTTGTCAACCAACAACTTCAAGGCGTATTCTGTTGGCGGTTTTTTGATTTTCTTCCTCATAGCCAAAAATGCTTCCCAAGTCTCTAAAGGAATCCAATCTGGCAAAACAAAAGCAACGTCAGTTGCTGTGGCTTTAGCCACCTTCTTCTTTGTCTCTTTCTTTGTCTCTGTCTCTGTCTCTCTCTCTGTCTCTGGGATAGCAACTTGCTTGCTCTCTGCTAGCACTCCGCTAGCAATAATGAAAAAGCCTTTATCAATCAATGGTTTAAGACCATCTTCGTATTCTTTAGGTGAGATATGCAAACGAAACACAAGCTCATCCAGTGAGCCATCAAATTGACCATCTTTTGTCTCGCTTGCTAGCAACCATAGCAAAGGTGCTAGCGCCTTGCTAGCAATAGGCAAGCAC